TGTTGAACCACTTAAAGCAATCCTCGATGCAATCGGGTGGAATGTTGAAAAAACTGTAAACTTAGAACTATTTTTTTCCTAATGGAATTACCTATTAATGATAACGATTTAGAGACAATCGTAAAGGCTCTTTCTCTTGGGGGAGATGCACGATTGTATCATCTATTAAAAGAAGTTAAAGATGTTAGAGATAACAACCCTGATGGACCTTACAAAAAGATATTAAGAGACAAAGGAATAACTATTTGACCTTGACGAATTGAAATAAAAATAGTATAATAAAAATAAAATGGATTGTTGGCACTGTGGCACTGAACTCATCTGGGGTGGAGACCACGATTTAGAAGAAGAGTTCTATGGCGAAGATCATGCATATGACTTCGTAACAAATTTATCTTGTCCAAAGTGTCAAGCCTATGTTGAAGTACATCATCGTAAAGAGGGTAAAGAATGGATTTCTTGAAAGAAATTGTAAAAGAGATTGGTGACGATTTTACCAAGGTAGCACAAGATATAGATGAAACAGAAAGATTCATTGATACAGGAAGTCATATCTTCAATTCGCTTGTTAGCGGTTCCATTTATGGTGGTGTTTCTAGTAATAAGATTACTGCCATCGCTGGTGAAAGTTCTACTGGAAAGACTTATTTTTCCTTGGCTGTTGTCAAAAACTTTTTGGATACTAACCCTGATGGTTACTGCCTTTATTTTGACACCGAGGCTGCTGTCAACAAAGGACTACTTGAGTCTCGTGGGGTTGACCTAACACGATTAGTTGTTGTCAATGTCGTAACAATTGAAGAGTTTCGTGGCAAGGCACTGAAGGCAGTAGATATATACTTAAAGACAGACGAAGAGAATCGCAAACCATGTATGTTTGTTTTAGATTCTCTAGGTATGCTTTCCACAGAGAAAGAAATTACGGATGCCCTAAATGATAAACAAGTCAGAGATATGACCAAATCTCAACTTGTTAAAGGTGCATTCAGAATGCTTACATTAAAACTTGGTCAAGCAAACATTCCACTTATTGTTACTAATCACACCTATGACGTTATCGGATCTTACGTCCCAACTAAAGAAATGGGAGGAGGCAGCGGTCTCAAGTATGCTGCATCTACAATCATCTATCTTACCAAGAAGAAAGAAAAAGACGGAAAAGATGTCATTGGAAACATTATCAAGGCAAAGACTCATAAGTCACGTCTAAGTAAAGAAAATAAAGAAGTCGAAATTCGATTATATTATGATGATAGAGGATTAGACAAATACTATGGTCTTTTAGATTTAGGGGAGAAAGGTGGTCTCTGGAAAAATGTTGCGGGTAGATATGAAATGGATGGAAAGAAAGTATATGCAAAAGAAATATATAAAAATCCAGATAAGTATTTTACAGAAGAAGTAATGCAAAAGTTAGATGATATTGCAAAAGAAGAATATTCATATGGTTAAAGTATACGATAATATCATTCCTAGTCTTACTTGTAAAAGACTTTTAGATTTATTTGAAAAAAATACAGAGCATCACGAATATATTGATTGTAATAGTTGTCCTTGTTTTACTCAATTAAATTTAAATCAGTTATCCCAAAATATTGTCCAATCATTAATACCTTATCTTGCAGAGGTATATATTAAATATAAGAAAGATGTAAAATCAAAATATATTCCACCTCTAAAAGAATTAGAGGAGTTTAGAATAAAGAGATATTATAATAATGGTAATGAAAAATTTGATGAACATGTAGATGTTAATGATATTGATTCGTCAATCAGAGCAGTTGCATTTTTATTTTATTTAAATGATAATGATGGAAATACTTTGTTTCCGTTACACAACTTGAATATTCAACCAGTTTCTGGTAGAGTAATAGTATTCCCCCCAACTTGGGAATACCCACATTTAGGATTACCACCTAAAAGTAATTCAAAATATATTATGAGTACTTACGTGCATTATGGAGAGAATTGAAACTACAGTTCTAAAAAACTTAATCTTTAATGAAGATTATTCAAGAAAAGTATTACCATTTCTAAAAAGTGAATACTTTGAAAGTTATCATGAGAAGGTAGTATTTGAAGAAACTGCTAAGTTTATTATTGAATATAGTAATCTACCATCTAAAGAAGCAATCATAATTGAAGCAGAAAAAAGAACTGATATTAGTGATGAAGGTTTTAAAGATATAAGTACATTAGTAACAGAATTAAACGAAGAGAAAAGTGACCTTCAGTGGTTGTTTGATACAACAGAAAAATGGTGTCGAGATCGTGCGATTTATCTTGCACTTGTTGAATCAATTAGTATTGCTGACGGTAAGACAGAAAAGAAAAAAACTAGAGATGCTATTCCATCTATACTATCAGATGCATTAGCAGTTAGTTTTGATAATAATGTAGGACACGATTATTTGCAAGACTATGAAGAGCGATTTAAATTCTACCACCAAAAGGAAACTCGAATTCAATTCGACCTCGATTTTTTCAATAAGATTACGAAGGGTGGGCTTCCTAATAAAACACTCAACATTGCTCTTGCTGGCACTGGTGTTGGTAAGTCTTTGTTCATGTGTCATGTCGCAAGCAGTGTGCTACTCCAAGGGAAGAACGTATTATACATCACGCTTGAGATGGCTGAGGAGAAAATTGCAGAGAGAATTGATGCTAATTTATTAAATGTTCCAATACAACAATTAGTTGAATTACCAGAAATGATGTTTGAAAACAAGGTAACTAATATTGCAAAGAAAACACAAGGGACATTAATTATTAAAGAATATCCAACTGCATCAGCACACTCAGGACACTTCAAAGCACTACTAAATGAACTTGCACTTAAGAAGTCATTTAAACCAGATATTATTTTTATTGACTATCTAAATATATGTGCATCCAGTAGATATCGGGCAAACGCAAGTGTCAGTTCTTACTCGTATATTAAGGCGATTGCGGAAGAACTCCGTGGTCTTGCAGTTGAGACTAATGTACCTATCGTCTCCGCTACTCAGACGACTCGTTCTGGCTTTGGTAGTAGTGATGTTGATCTTACTGATACAAGCGAAAGTTTTGGGCTTCCCGCAACTGCTGATCTTATGTTTGCTCTTATTAGTACGGAGGAGTTGGAGGAGGTCGGGCAGATAATGGTCAAGCAATTGAAGAATCGTTATCATGATCCAACTTTAAATAAGAGATTTGTGATAGGTGTAGACCGTGCAAAGATGAAGTTATATGACTGTGAACAACGAGCACAAGATGATATTATTGACAGTGGACAAGAAGTAGAGTATAATTCTGATAAGAGCAAAATGCTCAGTAAATTTGACGCATTAAAATTCTAATTATGTCTGGAGACTTTAATACACATAACAATCAACAACCACATATTAACTATGCAGGATCAAAAGTTGACTTGGATAAGTATGCTTTATTCGTGGATGGTGTCACATCCGATCCCAGTAAAGATTATCAATCTTTCCTTGAAAGTCTTAGTACCCTTGACGGAGAAGGTTCCAATATTCACAGGCTTCTTACTGCTGCTGTTGGCATTAGTGCTGAAGGTGGTGAGTTTATGGAAATCGTTAAAAAAATGCTTTTCCAAGGAAAACCTTGGAGTCATGACAATCGTGAGCATCTTATTATTGAGTTGGGTGACGTTCTCTGGTATGTAATGCAAGCTTGTAAAGCACTACATGTCTCACTGGATGAAGTCATAGAGGGTAATGTTGAGAAGTTAAAAAAGAGATATCCTGGTGGAGAGTTTGATGTTCACTATTCAGAAAACCGTGCAGCAGATGACAGATAAAGAAAAAACTATGATCACTGTTTATGAAGCAGAAATTGAAGTTCTTCAAACTGAGAATAATCAATTAAGAGCACAAGTTGCTTTCTTAAAAGAACAACTTGCTTATAAAACTTTTGGTAAACCATCACATGATGATATCTCAGATAAATAATTAAAGAAATTTAATTACAATGAGAGATCAACTAATCAAAGCACTTCTTGCACATGCTCAAGGTGATATTCAAAAACATGTTGCAAATGTAGAAGTGTATCTAACAAATCCTGCAGGTATTGGTGAGCATTCTAATATTGTAGAGGCGATTGAACAGGAGTTAGATATGATTGCCAAGTATCAAGATCAGATTGACATGATAAACAAATATTTTAAAAAGTAAGTGGAACTAACTGCAAGTAATGTAATTAAATCATTATCTGAAATCGCTCCTTA